GAAATAAGTGTTAAAAATGATGACCAATTAATAAAAATGGCAGCTATAGTCCAACGTTTATCTACAGGTACTACTAGTACAGGAGATGGGGGCACATTAACAGAATCTGAATTATTACAACTCCAAGATATAGCTGAAGAAATTTCTAAAACTGTTGAAAATCCAAAAACTGTTAATAACTCTAAATCTGATAAAGAATAAAATATGGCAATAGGAGGAGCAGATATAACTAGTGCTGGTAATTTACAAATTCCACCAAATAATAGACTAACAGCTGTTAGAGTAATAGATGTTATCTTAAGTATAGATCATCCTAAAGCAGAAGAATTAGGATATTATGATGCTATAGGTACTGTTTTTTATTCAAAATTAACATCAGATTCTGCTCCTACTAATCCTGATGCTTTAAAATTTGCTAGACCTCTTTTTTCTTTTATAAAAAATTACCCTTTAAAAAATGAAATAGTTTTAATTCTATCTACACCAGGTAGGGGTGCTAAAAGAATATCATATTACCTTCCCTCTATAAGTATTTGGAATCACCCTCATCATAATGCATTACCTAGTGCTGCTTCGTTTGCTGATATAAATTTAAATCCAGATTATAATGCTGCACAAAATGGGTTAGTTTATAGAAATGTAGAAGATGAATCTACAGAAATAATTTTAGGTGATTATTTTCAAGAAAGATTAAATATTAAACCACTTTTACCTTATGAAGGAGATAGAATATTTGAAGGTAGATTTGGTAATTCAATTCGTTTAGGGTCAACTTCAAAATCACCAACACCACCCCCTTGGTCACTTAATCAAAGTGGAA